TATTCTGAAGATTGAATTTGAGGTTGTACTCACCCGTTGACTCATCTACATAAGGAACTTTCTTCATTTGGTCGATGATGTTCTGCATATAGGTATCAACTTCAGCGGGTGGTATGTTACCAATATCAATCTTAAAGATTCTCTTTTCGGGTGCTCTCATAATCCTATGAATCATCATAGCATCTTCCATCAAAATCAACTGCTTCCAAGTCTTTCTTGCACCTTCTAAAAGTGAACGACCATAAGGTAGGAAGTTTGTATCAGTTAATAATCTAAAATGTGCTACTTGGAATGAGTCTAAGAATTTTGTATTGTTTCTCTGTGAGATTGCGTTTGTGTTTTGTTCTTCGACCTCAAATCTTACTGAGTATGGGTTGTCCAAATCGTATCCCTCCTCTCTTCTAGTTTCATATGTAGATAATGGTTGTGCGTTTACAACACCTAACTCATCATCAATGTCTAAATAAAGGTAGTAGTCACCATATTTGTTCATACCCCTTACCCAAGACCAAAGGTTGAATTCTATGTTCAATACATCGTAGAATAAGTTATGTAGGGTCTTCTTTAATTTCTCATCAGATGAGTTGATTCTGAGTACATCACCCATATCATTTTTAAGTGTACACTCATCCGAATAGATATCCAACACAGAAGAGATAATGGAATCTTTATCCATTGCTTCATAATCAGTATACAACTCTAACTTATTAGAATGGTAATTGAATCTTTCGTTGTATGTCTGCCAATTCTTTCTTGAATTAGAGCCATGCAATCTACCATATCTATCATAATATGCAGAACCTCTTCTGTTACCATCACCCTGTAGTCTTGATGAATCGACTACCTTTAATTTATTTTTACCGACTCTTCTAACAACTACTTGAGTTGAGAATAATCGTCTTAGCCTACCAAATAATGAAGTATCTGCCATAATAGTTTGTTTTTGTTACATACCCCTACAAAGTATAAATATTGAAAAAAATAGATTTACAATAACCAAGAAAGGTCTTCGTCACCTCTACCAGTTTTCATCCTCCAACTATCCTTTGCTTGTTGTGGGGTGGTTTTAAATACACCTGTGTTTTTAGAGGTTAATGATAGTGCTCGTCTATTCAATTCAATACCCTGCTGACGAAGTTTTAATGCAGTATCTCTTACCCATAGAGATGTTGAAAACGATATAACCAAATCATCGTTGTATCCCTGTTGTGCTTCTGCTCTACTTCCATTCCATATGAATGTAAACAACTCATCAATGAGTCTTTTAGAACGGATGATGGGTACTCGTTCTCTCGTATAGGTATCTAACTTTGATATCACCAATGGTCTTGTTCTACTTGTCATTGAGAATCCTGGCACCATCTGAGATTTGTCTTTTAAGTCGTATGCTTTCTGTAAGTGTATGTCTTCGTCTACATATCCGAACTCTTTGTAGGAGTAGTATAGATTTTTGTAGTTTCTGTCTATTGCTTCTTGGATTACAGCCCAACCAATGTTTGCGTTTTCAATCACTAACAGAGCATCATTCCATTCGGTTGCCACATTGACCAACATATTACCATAATGTTTGGTTTCAATCTTACCTTTATACTCTGCTACTTGTTCAACATTCTCAACATCGATTACATGAAATGCTGAGTAGTCAGCACCATCACCTCTAGCTACATCCGCTACAACAATATAGTCTTTTGTATAATTTGGGTGTTGCCACATCCAATAGTTTCCATCAAATCCACCAGTTGCTATAGGTTCTTGTACATGAGTTTCCTCATACCACTTTAGTAACTGACCATCGACTACGGTGTAACCAGATGATATGAAGTCACAATCACATTCTTGTGCTGCCATCTTCTCACCCAACAACTGAGTCTGTTCTTTTCTCCACTTTTCGTTTCTTTCAGGATGTACACTCCAATGTAGTTTGATTGGATTCCAACCATCGCCTTCTTCTCCCTTCAACCAAGTTTTATGGAAGAAATTGCCAACACCATTTGGAGTTGATAATACGATAGCCTTTCCACCAGTTGAGAGTGTTGATTGTGCAGCTGCCCATATCTCATCAATACCTTTGATGAATCCCGCCTCATCGATAATCAACATTGATAAGGCTTCAGAACGACCTGCATCACCACTTGCTGATGTTGCTTTGATTGTCGAACCATTCTTTAGTCGTAAAGATAGTTTATTATCTTCTTCAGTATCACCTCTCAACCAACTTGGTAGGTTTTCATGCATATACCTAACTTTAGTAACCAAGTTTTTGGCTACCTCTTGTTTTGTTGCAATAACCAACACATTTTTATCTTCGTGGAATAACATCAACCACAAAGAATATCCAGCTGAAAGGGTTGAGATTCCTAACTGACGAGATTTTAGGATAACATTGAAACGATGTTTGTTGAACTCATCCATAACATCTTCTTGGAACTCAAATAAGTTAAAAAGAATCTTACCTCTCTTTGGATGCTGGATGTAACAATACTTTTTGAAGAAGTATACTGGGTCTTTAGCACATTGTATGTACTCTTCACTAATAAGTTCTTTTATAGATTTAGCCATAGGAACTTCTTCGTTTCTAGTTTCCACAAAACTCTACCCGAAAAGGTTGTGTTGAGTTGATTATCCAACCCAACTCCCAATCCGTAAGACAATCCTTTGTTAGAACGATATAAAGCTTCCAATCCTAAATAATTACTACCTACACCGCCACCCAAATAGAACTCATTTGGATTTAGAATCTCAGTTCTATCGACCGTTATGGTTCTTTGTAAGATGTTAGGGTGAACTACTCTACTATGAATCTTATTTTCTGTAATAGTGTCCTCCACTACTATAGTTCCTAATGTATCCAACCCTAAAGTGTCACTATAGTAATATTTTGCGAAGTAGTCATCAAGTATTGCTGATGTATCTACATTAACATCTACCGTATCCCAGTTGGTTCTCCATCTGGTCTTCCATTTTGGTTGGTAAACGATACTATCTACTTTGATGGTATCCCATTTTGTAATTTTGCTTTCAATAATGATTGGGTCTGGTGGTGATTGTATAAAGAACTTATACAATGCCAGAAATAACAAAACCACAATTAGTATGTTCTTTATATCTCTAAAGAATCTGTTCATTATTTTTTGTGGTACAACTGATATACTTTGTTTACCAAATTAGTCTTTGTGAGAGATGAGTCAAAGTCAGTATCAAAATCAGATTTCGCTAATTTAATCAACTCCCCCTTCTTCATAACTCTCAAAGAACTCTTTGTTACCTTTTTCTTTTTGGTAACTACCTTTGGTTTTGGTTCTTCAATAGTAAGTTTGGCCTCTTTTTGACCTCTGTTCATTGCGATGATAATAATCGCTATAGTAGCGATAACGGCTACCGTTGAAATAACTAATGTTGTTGTCATAATATTCATTTTATTGTTTATCAGTAATAAATATGTAAAAATAATTACACATTACCATTTTCTACAAGACCAATATCTTGCTTTCCATCTTGGGCCTGGCGAATCACAATTCATTCTTGACCTAAATGACTTACGAGCGCCCGGATTATCTTTTTTGATGGTCATTCCTTTCTGTCCAAAGTTTACCTTTACAACATTACCTTTGTCGTTCTTTACATACACTTTGAATTTCTTAACATCACCTTGCATAATCTTACCAAGCTTTACATCTCTACCTTGATACTCTGCTTCGTTGATGTCAGCTTTATATTCTTTGATAAAGTTCTGAAAGTCTTTCATCTCTTCGATTGTTTCCACATCGTATTCATCAACTACTTCGTTTTTAGACTTATCTATATACTTCCATGGGGCTTTTTTGGTACGGTTAATATCATATCTCTTACCATATCCTAAATATTTAAAACGATTATACCAAATATCTAGTAAAATTGAATCAATCTGCCATAACGGAATGGTATCGGGAAACATATCTGCAAGTTCATAACTATTTAGCTCGCCCTTACTTTTTATCTTTTTAATTATAGATTTTAAATCAAGATTCCCCCATATAGCAGCTCGCTGATTGATATCTTTGGTCGAATTCTTTCGTTGTTTTGAATTCTCTTTAGCGGCAGCAATTAATGATTTAATAACGTGATTTGCATCGTATTTTCTCTTCCGCTCGCGGTCTTTTACTTTCTTGGCGTACTCATCCCTTTCGTTTACAGACTCATCTTTCTCATCTGAACTTTTTCCAAATGTTTTGTGAACTAACTTATCAAGCTTAGTATGAAACTCATCTTCTGCAGCTGCGGTTGCTTCGTTCTTTTGTTTGTGTAGTTTAATAGCCTCTACTGGGTCTAAAAGAAGGTCATCTTCAATCATCTTCATAATTTCTTTTTTATGCTTTTTGAAATATGCTTTATCTTCTGATGATACTTTAGCTTCGTTTACTGATTCTTTGAATAGTTTCTCTGCATCTTTGGTGTCTTTTAATTTTACCCAATCTCCATTTTTTACCAATTTTTTAAATTGATTGACACTAACTCCATAATTAATATTATCTTTAGATTGGACAGTTATCATATTACCATCTACACCAGTCACCATAAGTATAGTATCTTTCAAGTTATCACGAAAGTAACTATACAATATTTTTAGAGGAGCTCTTCTAGCTTCGTTTACTGATTCTTTCTTTTTAGTTCTCCAACCACCACCTGCTGCTTTGTATTGTTTTGCAGCCCATGCGTTTGCGTAAGCTGATGGATATACATCAAATTTCTTTTTGGCTTGTGATTTGTAGTAAGACCACTTTGATGGATTAGTTGGAACATTCTCTTCAGTAAGTTCCAACACTCTTTCTTCTAACCCTTTTTCTTTTACGACTTTTTCGATTGTGTCAACGTGACCTTGGATATAGTTGTGTTCTTCTTCCAACCCCATCATCTCTGCCAACTTCATAATGTTTTTAGCCAAATTCTTAGCTACCATTACATAATCTTTTTCAGGATTGTACCCATCTCTCTGAATATGTTTTTCAACAAAGTAGAGTGCATCTTGCAACATAGCACTTCTTTGTGCCATACCCATATCTACACCTTTTGATTCAATGTCTTTGTATAATGAGATTGCACCTGGACATACATGAAAGTATTTGGTTTGGTATTCACCAACTTTTATCTCATTTGAACCACCCTCATCTTCCATTACCTCACTCATAAACTGAGATACAAATTCATTGTAGAATGATTCGTTAAGTTGTTTATCACTTGACTTCATAGTGTTTTCCTTTAATCCTTTAAAATAATTATGTAGTTTTATGTTTTCTTCTTCTGCTTCTTGTTGTACAACATCAAAGTTTGGAACGATGATATAAGATGGTTTTGATGATTTACCAACCAATATAACTTCAGATTCTACATTTGCACTAAGTAAGTTACTAAATATAGGATTCATAATCATATTTGGATGTGTATCTTTGAATACCAAAATAACAGGAACTAAAGTATCTCCTTTTCCTTGTAACGACTTTAGTATGTTTCGTTCCCACATTCCCTTTATTCCTCTCCATGCATAATCCAATGCAAAATTTAGAGCCAAATCTGCTGTAGGGGTTACTGATGTAAATCCTTTAGATGATTTAGGTTTCCATACATATGATGATTTTGTTTGTATTGCGCCATCGAAGTCCAACCCATCATATTTCTTCCACCCACCTAATTTAATTAGATGTGATAGTGGAAGTAATGTGCCTCTGAAGAAATCATTGTTTTCGTATTCACTCCGACCCATTGTTGGGTTCAGTACATTAGGAAATTTACTCTTTAATTTGAGTAGTTCACCAAACATCTTTGTTAGTTCTGCTGGTGACTTTTCATCATCATACCATTTTTTTAATAAAGTTAATGCTTTGTTTTCATCATCAGTATTAGGTTCGTCATTTGGAATAAGCTTTTTCCAATTCGGATTATATCTACGATCGGGTAGATTTTGTCCGAAGAGTTCTTTGCCATAATCTAATTCTGATATGGGTGATTTCATTTTAGTTTATGTAAGATGTAAGTTCGAAAGATCCACCTGGCATACCATACAATGAAATTTGTAACATCTTTCTTTGTGGTTTACCATTTTTCAATAACCCAATTGTGAATGAATGTGTCTTACCTTTACCTGGTCGTAAACGATTATAACTACCACCCATTGCTATTTTAGACTGCCAATCATCTTCATCAATTTCGAATCCTCTCTTCTCAGCCATCTCTCTTGCTGCGTCTGCTGCGGCTGATGCTGTTTTATAATAATCATCTGCTTCGTTTAGTTGTGATTTAACATTTTTAATCTGCTCCATCATCAACTTTCTGTTGTTTTCAATATTTGCCATTATAGTCCTTACTTTAATTTTTTAGAAATAGAATATAAATCTAATTTAAATCCGTATCCAGTACCTTGATATCCATAATCAACATCAATTGGTAGTTTTAATTTATTCTCAATTGCTTTTCCAATAATGGCACCAATGGTTTGGTCGTTTCCACCTCTGTTAACAATTGCGGTTTGTAATTCATCTAAATCCTTTGATGATTTTGCCATTGCTGTAAAGTGGATATCACCTCTACCTGGTCCGATTTGGAAATCTACCGAATACTTTTGTCCACCTGATTTAATATCGATTTTCATCTTATGCTCCTGTTTTCGAATTAGTAGGTGCTTTACCTTTACTTCTGTTACCACCCTTTTTAGAATCACCACTTTTCTTTTGTGCAGCTCTTTTTCTCCTTACGAATGCGGCTCTACCCTTTGGCCCTAACTTATTAGCTTTTTCTTGTGATAGACATGCGGCGTATGCACCACCTTCTTTACCATCACCACACTTACCTAACTTCTGACCATCAGAACCATATCTGTCCCATCCTCCACCAGATGAAGTACCAGTCTTTCCTTTACCGAACCACTTACGAAGGTCTTCATTCATCAAATTGTCATTGGTAAGAATCTCATATACATCTGATTTGACATACTCTAATGCCAAAAACTCTTCTACACCATCATTGATGTAGTCTTCATACATTGATTGTATGTCTTCTCTGATGCTATTCATCTTTCTTACCCCAAATTTTATCTGCCGATGCTAATCCCAATGCACCAAAGGCAAGTGCTGCGACTGCTTGGATTAGGGTTGGTGCTGGTGCAATGTGTTGTTCTGTAAATTGATTGGCAAATAGAGTTATACATAGTGATAATCCAGCTACAATGCCAATAAACCTTTTAGATGAGGGAGTACCCTTCTCATCCTTTAATAGGCCTGAAAACCAACTAAACAGTTTCTTCATTTTCTTCTCCTTTGAGTTTATTTATGAAGTTTTCTTTGAACTTCGTAAACCCATCGTCAATTCTTTTTTCAATTTCTTCTTCAGATAACCCATCCCACTCTTCTATAGAACCATCCTCATTAATGAATGATGCTTTTATGGTTGATTTTAGAACTTCTTTTTCTACCTCTGCCTCTTTTAACCAAGCTTCGGCATTACTTAACAATTTCTTCCTCTCGTATTCTTGATATTCATTTTTTAGTTTGAGGTCATGTTCCATTTCTGTAACACATCCCAAACACATACCATGATACGACTTCATTTTCAAATCTGCAGATCCTGGCTCTGTACAATCACATACCTCTTTCCTACAATTTGGAAACGATTTCAACTCTTCTCTGAGTTTGGCTAGTTTCCCTACCTTTACTTTGTAACCTTTTCGTTGTTCCCATTTCTGACCACTATCATCAGTCCAAACTTCTCCAACTTTTCGTCTTACAACTTCGTTTGTATCAAAATCAACAGTCTTTTTGGTTTGGGTTTTGTGTTTACCCTCCAACATTTCGCTAACTGCTTTGATATTCTTTAATTTGCCCATAACTTATTGTTTAGTATAAATATACTTAAAAGTACATTAACCCTAAAATTTGATTCAATGATGCAAATGCACCTGTGAGTTTGTAGGTGTTCCCTTTGTACACAAATACGATACCTTCGTTTGGTACAATCTTATCTTTACCACCCACAACTGATAATCTTTCCAATTCCATTCTCAGTTTTTCAATCTTTTTAGGGTCACCACTCTTCTGTACATCTTTGATTGTGGTATCCAATCTCTTTTTCATATCTCTGATTGCTTTATCAGGATTTACAGTGATTACAGAACTCATAAATGATAGAACTTCTGCACCTACACCCAAGAAAATGTCTTCGAACTTTCTAAGATTGTCTTTAGCCATCTTAGAGTGGTCTTGTTTATCTGTTTTCTTTGCCCAATCCAATACATCTGAATCTGTGATGTTCTTTTTATCCAATCTAAACCCTTTGTCAAAGAATGCCCATCTCTTTACCAATCCCATCTTTGCTTTATTGTCTAATTGTGATGGTGAGTTTTTCTCAATCCAATCTTCCCACCAAGCTTGATGGTAATCTCCAACTCCATCTGAGTCTTTCAGTTTAAATTCACTCTGAATCTTTTTCAGTTGACCCTCAAACTTACTTTGTAGGGATGAGAGATTTTTATTCTTTGGTAATTCGGTTACAGGTGGGCCTTGAATGGTGTAATTACTTTGAACATCTTTGTTGATTTGTTTAATCATACCAGCCAACATTCTAGCTGAAGATGTATCTGCACCAATTGCTTTACCATTCTCATCATAGTCCATTGTTCCGTGGAATATTAGGAGTGGTTGTCCATAAGGAATCACATTTACTGATGTTGGATAGATAACTTCTAAGTTCATAAATGAAGAACCTTGTTTGAATACCTTATCTCTTTGTACTTTAGACAACCCTTTGATTGCATCTGATAAATCTTTCATAGCAAAGTTGTATGCATCTGTCAAGCCACCTCTTCCTTGGAATTTAGATGCCACCCCACTAATGTCTAATGCA